CCGTATCGGACTTGGCCACGCCACCGCCCCTGTAAAACTCACCCTGGTGCAATTCCATGTAGTCCATCAAGTCGCGTTCCAGGTCTTTGCCATAGAGCAGTGGCTGCGCCATGGCTTGCCGCCAGTTTGACTTGATGGCATCGAGCTTTTGCTTCTCGTTGCCGGTGAGCTGCTTGCGGTTAAGCAAGGTCTCCAAGGTTCTGCGGTCGGTATTTGCCAGTTGGGTGTATCCCACCATGGTGTCGTACTCAAATCCGACACTCAACGAGGCACCGTACTGCATTCGCATCCACTGCACGTACTGTCGCAGGCCCGACAAGCCCAGCTCGATCATTTGCTGCGCCTCTGCCGCATCTTTGTTGCGTTTGATGACGTTCGAGCCAGGAGAAACCACCGAACCGCCCGTGGCAAACCGGGCCACTCCATTGACAATTTTCGACAATGCAGTGCTTCCATACTTGCGCACCGCCGCTTTGCGCAGCACATACGCGCCAGCATCGAGTGTGCGCGGCACCGTGTCCTGATCACCGGAGCCCGGCACCGAACCACCGGTCATGCGGGCAAATGCCTGCGCAACTGGCGATGCCACAGACCCACCGACAGCGAAGTGAGGCACACCAGCGCCCACCAATCCACCTGTGGCATTGGTTTCGACCTTGCGCACATAAATGGTGTGCGTGCTCGACGTGTTCATGCCGTTGAGGCTCGATATTTCTGACCGCGCCGCGTCGGCATTGGTGTTCACACTGTGCTGCGACTCGGTGCGGATGCGGCCCAGCGCGTTGATCATGCCCTCGACGTTGGTGATCGAGGCTTGGGCTTTTTCTGAACTGACCTTGAGCTCAATCAGGGAGTTTTGCTTGGCATAAGTGGTCAGCTTGTCCAGCGCCGCTTTGGCCTGGGTGACATCTGCATCCACTGGCAGGGTTTTGCCTTCTTTGAGCAAGGCTTCATATTCTTGGAGCTTTTTCTGGGCCTGCTCCAAGTCGGCCTTGATGAGCAGCAGCATTTCTTTCTCGGCCATGGCCTTATCGAGATCAGCCATAGCTTTGTCAAACCGGCTGGTGTCCGCATCGAGTGTGACTTTCAAACCATCTTTGAGCTTGGCGGTGATCTGGTCGATCTGTGTTTCTGTGTCTGTAAGGGTTTGCTTGATCTGGTCACGTGCCGTCAGCGCAGATTTAGCCGCGTTTTGGTGGGCCAGCGCCTGAGCATCGAGCGTCTTGACCAGAATCTCTTCAGAGGTTCGGATATCACCGATGGCTGTGTTGATGCCTTGCTTGCCCTGGGTGATGGCTGCGTCGGCCGTGGTCGTTTTTTGGGCCAGTTCTGCGCGCAAGGTATCCGCTTGGCGCATCAGGTCAGTGGCTTTGTCGTATTCGCCCTGGCGTGAAGCCTGCCGGGCTTGCGCCTCCAGCGCCACCACTTGTGTGTGGGCCTGCTCAGATGCCTTCTTGGCTTCCTCGGCCTTTTTGGCTTCGGCAGTCTGGGCGCTGCCCACCTGCACCGCCAAATCCATGGCCTTTTGTGCGAACTGTTTGGCTTGCTCGAATTCACCAGCCGCCAGCGCATCGCGCGCCTTGCTCTGGAACTCGACAATCTGACGTTTGCGGTCTTCAGTGGCCTCAAACTCGCTCAATCCCTGACGACGCAGCTCACGGATTTTTTCTTCCGTGGTCATCGTCAGCAGCCGCTTGGCCTCTTCGATGCGCTGGATTTCCGCAAAATGCCGGTTGGCCTCCAAGTTCAAGGCATCAATGTGAGCGCGGTATTCCGTGGCAGCGATGACCATGGATTGGCGTTTGGTCGCCAGAATCTCGTTTTCCACGCGGGTGACGTTGGCGCTGCGCTCGGCTTCTGTCAGACCCTGCTTGGCCGCTACGGCCACCCTGGCAGTGGACTCGTCATCGATGAGTTTCAAGGTGTCGGTGGTGGCCTTTTGCCGCAGGGTGGTCTGCTGGGTCAGTGCGTCAGTGAGCAGCAGGGTTGACTTGGCAATTTGCGCAGCTTCCGAGGCTTTCGACAAATTCAGTGCGTTTTGTTCCTGCTGATAGCGATCTTTGACGGCTGTAACCTGCGCCAGCAAATTTGCCTCGATGATGCTAGTCAGGCCTTTGTACGCTTCTGCCATCTTGGCTGTGGCCTGGGTCACCACGCCATTGGCCTTGGTGACCGCTTGTTCCACCTGGCTCAGGCGGGATTTCAGCTTTTCCACTGCGGAGTGAACCGCTTCAACGCCACGACCAACCGCTTCCTGCGTACCCTGACGCACAGCTTCCAGCTTTTTGGCAATCTCTTCTGCCGTGGTGGCCGCAGTGGTCATGGCCGCTTTGGCGGTGTCTGAACCTTTGGTTGCATCGGCATACATCTGGGCAAAGATCACATTCATCTCGGCCAGACGGGCTTCGTGGCGCTTGGTGGCCGATGAAATAGTGTCACTGGTAAAGATCGCTGCAAAGGCTTCCCAGCGATATTGCAACTGCTCGACTGCTTTGACCAGGATTTCCACCATAAAGATGCCAGCCTTGCGCACGACCTCAAACTTGTCGGACAGCCAAGTGCCAATTTCCCAGCCCACCGCGAACGCACCCAACACGGCAAAAGCTGACTTGAGCAAGCCGACGCTGGCAATCGCTGCTGTGACCGACAAATTGGCGGTGGCCCACGCCGCAGAGGTGGCGGATGCAGCGGTGATGGCTGCCGCACCGGCAGTTTGCCAAGCAGTGACCAACGCTGGCAGCAGCCGGTAAATGAGTACCGCCAAACCCACCTCGGCGATTTTCTTGAGCCACTGCATGACCGTGTCGAGATTGGTGGCCAGCCAGGTCAGGCCATCAGCGAGCTTTTTGGTGATGCCGGTGGCGGCATCCACTTGCGAGACCCACTGGCCGAAGGCATTTTGCAGGCGCTGAAACGCCTGGCTGACCGTTGCGGGCAATTGAGAATATTCAGAGGCAAGCTTGTCCTTTTGGCTCATCAAGGCGTTGACCACCACGTCAGCAGTGAGCCTGCCCTCCTCGGCCAACTTGCGCAGCCGACCAATGGGCACGTTCAAACCATCGGCCAGGGCTTTGGCCAGACGTGGACTGTTCTCGACAACGGAATTGAATTCTTCGCCGCGCAGCACACCCGAGGCCAAGGCCTGGCCGAACTGCAAGAGTGACGACTGAGCTTCTGTAGCCGATGCACCCGACAGACGCAAGGCCTGCGAGATGCTCTCGGTAAGCGATAAGGCATCCTTCTGTTCACCACCGAGCATGCGCACCGCTTGCTGCAACTTGCCGTACAAGGTCGAGACTTCCTGAATCGGCACCCCAATGCGCTGGGCGATATCAAACAGCGCCTTTTGCGCGACGACAAACTCATTCTGACCAGCGGTTGCCAGCTTCAGGCGTGCGCCCATCATGTTCCAGGCATCGGCAATCTGGACGATCTCCTGCACTTTGCCTGCCGCCCAGTTGATCGACAGGAAAGCCAGCAATTGCGTCTTGGCAGTTGCCACCTGGTCACCAAACGCTGACATGCCTGCTTTGACCTCAGCCATGCCGCGCGCGGCCTTGTCGCCAGCGGTCTTTGCCGAGCCAGCTAACTCGCCCAGGCTTTGCTGAGCCGAATTCAGGGCACGTTTGAGCCCCTGATCAGCACCCTCAAGGGCGACTAAAACAGCGATACGGTTGTTGGCCATGGGTCAATTCAATATTTGAGGCGATATTTGAGAGTTAGCCGACTGTGCGGATTTGTTGTTCGATGCTTGCGGCCAGTCGTGGGATGCGCCGGACTACCAGTCGCTCGATATCAAGGCGCTTTTTGAGCATGACGCGGGGAACGAGCACCGCAATCGGGATATCAGCACCACGCTTCAATCGCTTGATGCCTTCTGCTTTGCGATACCGGCGTTTGAAACCAGCCAAGGGGCGGTCGTGCTCTTTGATGTTTTCTGCCATCAGCACCACGTTGCCCTTGGCGTTTTTGATGAAGTAGGCGTTGCCACCACGCATGAGTTCGGCAATTTGCGCCTTGAAACGCTTGCGACCAACCCGGCCATGCAAGGGAATCAGCATCTTCGCCGAGATGACACCACCTTTTTCGTGCATGCCGACCCAAGGGATGCGCGAGCCCACGTAGAGCGCAGGCAACCGGCTGGGGTCTTTGTCGATCACGTAAGCAGAAAAGCCCTTGAGGAAGGTCTTTTTGACCACTGTCAGTTGGGACGCCACCTGCTCGCGCACGTCTTGCTTGATCTCCACAGCCTCCTTCGCCATGGCCTTTGCCACTGATTTTTTGACCTTGTCGCGAAACTCCCCACCCCAGCGGCGCAGTTGGGCTTGGGCGGCGGCGCTGTCGATTCGGATGGAGATTTTCATGAAAGGTGTGCTGCTGTGCTCAAGCGCTCAAGCGTTTGATCGAGGTTTTTGGCGTCGCCCCTGCTGCCAATGGCGATCAGGGACAGGAGTTGGGCATCGCGCACACCGTCCATACGCGCGCTGGCAGCAGAAAAACCTTTCAACTGCGCCAGCGTGTAGTCCAGGATATCGGGCAGCCGGTGGCCGTGCCCGATCAGGCGCTGGGTGAGGTCGAACCAGAGTTGGCTGCTTAAATTCCCTTGCCCAGACTGAACAGACCGTCGAGTTTGGGAATCACCGTTCGGGTAAAAAAATCAGCGTTGACCTCCATCACCTTGGCTGCCAGCAGCAAGGCTTCGTCCGCTGCCAGATCGTCCACCCACTCGCGCGGTTTTCTGACTGCGATGGCTATGGCGGTCAACAAATCGTCGCCACGTTCGCCAAACAGCGCCAGCCAGTCAATTTGTGGCTGGCTCAACTGCGCCATCACCGGCGAGATCACCCGCAAAAAGGCAGGCAACTGCCCAACTTTCAGGGGTGAAATCGCAATGGTTTCGCCTGCGACTTGCACCAGGGTGTCTTGGGGAATGAGCATTTCGAGATCGGTCATGAGGGTTCTCCTGATTTTTAGCCGATGAGCTGGATGCGGCCGAACTGGCCCAGCGTTGCATCAAAGGGTTTGCTGGAATCGGCCAACAGGGACCCCTCCATTTCGAACTTGTTGTATTCGTTAGAGATGAACGAGATTTCCTTCAAGGGATCGAACGCCACCCGGTACAACTCCACCAGCACTCGGGCATTTCCGTCGGCTGTGTTAATGCCCTCCAGCCGAAGGAAACGCTCCGGCAGGGGTTGCGTGAAGATGCCGATATCTGTCGTGACACCAAAGGCGTAGCTGGCTTTCAAGGGCGCGGCGTAGGCCACGGCAGGTGTGCCTCCATCGTTCAGACGCAGCAACTGGATTGCGCCGAAGTCCTTGTCGACGGTGTAGTCCACCCCTTCGACCAGTGTGGCCGGTGTGGCGCTACTGTCCTCAATCACCAGGCTGGCCACCTTGGGGTGGGCCAGGAAATAGCGTTCACCGACCAGAGGTGTGCTGCCTGCCAAAGGCTCGTTGGCCACGGTGCCGGGTGTGCCGACCACATAGTTGCCGTACAGCGCGAGAGCCAGATTCTCTTTGGTGAACTCTTCGATGGTCAGATTCACCGTGGCCGACTTTTGCTTGACCATGCGGTGATCGAGCGTGCGCTGGCCGGTCTGGCTTTCATAGTGCTCCAGCACGTCGGTTTTGAGCGAGAGTTTCAACTCAGCCACGTTGCCGGGCGAGCGAACCTCGATGGGGTTGCCTTCAACGTCGCGTTTGCCGAGGTAAACACGGCCCTGGAATGATGCATAGGTACTCATGGTTTGATATCCTTAAAAGTGGAATTGAATAAACAGAAAAATGGAAAAGTGATTCAGGCTTGAATGGAAATGTCAGCAATCAGGGTGCGGTAGGTGATCTGGTAACGTGCAGATGTGCTGGCGGCAACGCCGTCAGCGTCATCCACTTCCCATTCGGACTCGACTTCCCGCACGCCAAGCGCCAGCCCACCCAGGTTGACGTCAACCATCAGGGCGGCATGCGCTGCGCAGAGCAAGGCATCAGCCTGAGTTTCTGGGATGACCGGTGGCACGGCACGCGCCAGCGCAGTGATGCGCACCGTCAACTCGCGGGTGACCCGGTCGTTGGCACGCTCTGCCAGTGACTCACTCTCAGGAAACACCACCAAGGATGGGCACTGCTCCCGCGTGATGGCCACACTGGGCGTGCGCCACACGGTGGCAGCCTGATCGGTAGCCACCGGTGTCAGTACTGAGACGATTGCTTGCAGGATTTGTTCTCGAATGGAATTGACTGCCATGGTGGTCACACCCGCATCAGTTTGGCGCGCACCTCAGAGCCATCGCCCACGGCCATGACTTCTCGCACCTGATACGCGACACCTTCGATTTGCACCACCTCGCGGGTTTTGAGACCGACAAAGCAGGAGTTCGGGTAGGTCATCTCATAGTCGGTGCTGAGCCCCAGGCCCGAGAGCACGTCCTTGTCAGGTGCGACAAACCCCACCGAGTGGCACTGGACAGCACCGCCATCGCCGGGTTGCCAGACGCAGGTCTTGAGAAACCCGACGTTGGCAGCGGCGCGGTAGAGCTTTTCTACCAAGGTGGTCATGCGACGTCCCCGATCACGCCGCAGTCAAGCGCACCAGCAGTGCTGGACGCTGGCACAGGGGCAGCGGGTTGCTCTGGGTGTGCAGGTCGGTGCCACGCTCAAAGTGGCGCGGTGCCTGCTTGGCATAGATGGGCTGGCCCATCGTGTTGACCGTCTCGTTGAAGTCAGCCGGTGCAAAGTAGGTGGCAAAGGTGTCAATCGTGCCCAGCGGGAACGCGTGACCTTCGCCTG